CTGTTTCCACCACCATCCGCTCCGTTTGCGGCTGCATTTCCATTGCCATTTCCACCGCCTCCACCGCCAGCATAAGTAACAGATGAGCCACTTATTGATGACGCAGTTCCAGCTCCACCAGCAGTAGCTGGTTGGTTAGTTCCTGATGCAGTATTAGCAGCAGCAGCTCCAGAACCACCACCACCACCAGCCCCATAAACGCTATTACTGTTACCGCCATTGTTACCTTGAGATGGGCTTGTAGAAGGGGTGTTACCAGCACCGCCAGCTTGTTGCTGTTTACCACCACCGCCTGAGCCACCGCTTGCTCCTGAACCTACAGTATCATAAGGAGAGCCTCCCCCTCCGCCACCGCCAGTAGAAGTAATAGTGCTAAATACAGAATTTGCTCCGCTACCTCCACGACCAGTTGTGCCTCCAGCACCACCGCCACCAACAGTCACGGTGTAATCTGTTCCAGCGGTAACCGCTAATCCTGTTCCGGTTCTAAAGCCGCCTGCACCACCACCACCACCTCCGGTTGTGTTTGTGTCCCCGCCACCAGCACCACCACCAGCGACAACCAAGTATTCAACCTGAGTCACTCCAGTAGGACAAGTCCATGTGCCAGAAGCATTAAATTGCTGAACGACATCAACAGTCGTAGCAGGGGTTACTTCGTATTTGATAATTACGATGCCAGAGCCGCCTGAACCACCGTTAACAACTGGAGAACTATTCGTGCTTCGTGTTCCCCCGCCGCCGCCACCCGTATTGGCTGCGCCATTTGTGCCTGCGGTTGTTGCTTGTGCATCGCCGCCGCCGCCTGAGCCGCCGGTGCCTTGCGTTCCTCCCGGCTGGGCGGCGCCGCCGCCGCCGCCTGCGTAGGGCACGCTGCTACCGGAAATGCTAGAGGCCGTTCCTGCACCCCCATTGCCTCCTGCCGAACCGGAACCATTCACGCCCGCCGCAGAAGCGCCCCCACCCCCGCCGCATCCATAATACGGAGATGCTTCTGCGCCATTCCCGCCGTTACTACCTTGACTTGGAGATGTGCTTGGTGTGTTTCCAGCGCCGCCTGTGCCATCACCGCCAAATCTAGAAGCGCCCCCGCCAGAGCCTCCCGCAGCGCCGTCTCTCGCCCCAGACGCTCCATTGCCCCGTCCACCGCCACCGCCAGCAGAAGTGATAGTGCTAAACACCGAATTGCTGCCGCTACTTCCAATTGCTCCTGACGTATCACTTGCAACGCCGCCGCCGCCTGCACCAACAGTAACTGTGTATGAAGTGCCTACGGTTACTGCAAATGCAGTTCCTGTGCGAAACCCACCTGCGCCGCCACCACCCCATCCACCCCCACCACCACCAGCGACAACAAGGTACTCAACCTCGGTTACACCGGGTGGGCATATCCAAGTGGTCGATGACGTAAATGTCTGGATGACGGTGAATGGGCCGACACCTATTGCTCTTGCGAGCAGGGTTAGCATTATTCCAGGCATAGTTTAACTCACGTTTCCTGTGATTACACAGACAGTTCCAGAGATAAAGAGAATAGTTGCAACCCCACGAGTAGCGAGGGTGACGCTTGCCTTATCCGCATCAGTTCCAGCGATATAAGCGGTGGTAATCGTGCATGTAATAGTAACCCCCGAAGCCGTGTTGTTAAAGATAGATATTACATCACCTTCGGCAAAAGTGGCATCAGGAATGGTTATAGAACCACCCGACCCAATCTGCACATATTCGCCAACGTCAGTTGTGGCAAGTGTGTAAGAACCTGTCTTTGTTCCTACAGCCGGGATATTTTGATAACCAACTGTGAATGTAGCATCAGGGACTGTAACAGTACGGTTAGCCGATGGTGAGGCTGCTATCGTAGATACAAAGCTAGTTGAACCACCGTTAATTGCAATTGCCATAATTTATTCCTCTATTAAATTTTATTGATATTTAAAACCTATATGGACATAATCATCCAGTTTGCACCATTGGATGTTGTAATTGTTGTATTAGCCGCTACTGTTATTACACCAATACTCATTCCATTAAAACCACTATCAATAGTATAATTAGAATCAATTGTTTGAGAATGAACAAAAATACCATTCTGGGCTACAGGTACTTCTGACTTAAACTCACCTGTGGAAGGCTTATAAAGTAACTTAGCATTACCAGTATAGATCGTTGATGCAGTACCTGTAGTAACTCCCAAGAATGTAGGATACAGATCAGAAGCTGTGCTTGTATCATTAGAAATATTTACTGTGCCTGAGCCAGTTGGACCAGTCGGTCCAGTAGGCCCTGTTGGACCAGTTGCGCCTGTTGGCCCAGTAGGTCCTGTAGGACCAGTTGCGCCTGCTGGTATAGTAAAGTCAAAGACTGCGGCTGAAGAGGAACCGCTGTTAGTAACAGAAGCACTCCCACCGGCAGGTCCTGTAGTTGTTGTGCCTACGGCAATTGTAGCTGCGGTTCCAGTCGGACCAGTTGGCCCTGTAGGCCCTGTTGGGCCAGTAGGTCCGGGTGAGCCGGTAGGTCCAGGTGATCCTGTTGGCCCTGTTGGACCAGTTGTGCCCGTAGGTCCTGTAGGTCCTGGAGCACCAGTGGGTCCTGTTGTACCTGTCGGTCCAGTTGACCCTGTAGGTCCTGTTGGGCCGGTAGGACCAGTCGGGATAGTAAAGTCAAATACTGCCGCTGAAGATGAGCCGCTATTGGTTACAGCAGCACTACCGCCTGCTGGGCCTGTAGTGGTGGTTCCAACAGCAATCGTGGCTGCCGATCCAGTTGGGCCTGTCGGACCAGTAGGTCCTGTTGATCCAGTCGGGCCTGTTGGGCCAGTGGGGCCTTGTGGTCCAGTTGGCCCTGTAGGGCCTGTAGTGCCATCAGGAATACCAAAGGACAGAGAAACCGTTGTAGAGTTATACGATACAGTCGGCGTTGAGCCAGCAGGCAAAGAAGAAGCCGCTACATCTAAATCAGTTGTAAAGTTAATTGTACTCTGAGCAGATGCCGCCGCCGCAGCAGCACTGGCAGCAGACTGGTTAGCATAAGTAAGGGCTAACTGTGCTGTATTCGCTTGATCTGCTGTTGCATCACCGGGACCGCCCGGACCACGATATATCGCCATGTTAGTACCAGATTGGAATATAACCGCTTGCGTCTGTTGACCAAGCCTTGGTTAGTGTGGCATCTTCGTAGATATTAATGTAGTCGATGCCTGCGGTTTTACCTGTCGTACTAGCAAGAACATCTACAAACATAGCACCGGCATTATCATAGGTATTGTATTGTGCAGGTGCAGAGCCTAACTTCTTTGTGGGAATGTAGTCAACCCAAGCAGTTAAGCCAGTAGTGCTTGCAAGCGAGTTTACGACCATTTTTGTTGTACCGTTTGCGGTTGCATAGGTAGTAGGGTAGCAGCGAGGTATCATTTTAGTCCTCTATGTTGTTTTCTTTAACACCCTCAACGAAGATGCTAAAGAAAAGCCTCCTAAGAGGCAAAACCGTAAGGTTTAGAATGCTGGACGTGCTACAACAAATTTTAGAGTAGTAGAAGCCAGATTTACTGCACCAGCAGTGTTATTTAGAACAGTCAGGGTAACCGTGTTAGCAGCAGTTACTGCGCCACCGATAACGGTGTCTACAGTGTCTACGCCAGCAGAGATGCCCATAACGATGTCGCCAAGAGCAACACCAGGGACTGTTACATCAGCAGATGCAAACGTACCAGAGCCGGTAGCAGCATTAGCGAAGTCCACAGTCTCAGAAACTGCCCACATCTCAGAGAACAAGCCCTGAAACTGGGAACGACCTTGAGAAACAGCCATAATAATCTCCTTAAGTGGTTAGAAGAGGGCCAGCCTTGTGAGCCAGCCCCCGATTGTCATTCCTGATTAGGCAGGAACAGCAAGAGCCACAGCAGAGGTATCACGCAACTCGCCAACACCGTAGAGCGTGTCAGCAGTCAACAGCGTACCAAGGTACTCTTGTTTGTACTGGGTCTGAACACGAACTCCAAGCTGGTCAACCAGAACAAATGCCTCTGGGTGTGCCAACAGAGCAACACGGGTAGTCGTTGTCGTTGCTGTATCAGCGTTGGTCGTTACAAAGACCTTAACGCCGTATACGTCACCAATCTGACCGTTACGGATGGTACCGCCATCACCAACGAAAGCCTGCTCAGTGAAACGAGCAAGGCCCATCATGGTGTTACGGGTTGCAGGAGGAACGATCAAGAAACGTCCGTCCATCGGAACGTCCTGGTCATCCAAACGCTGGATTGCACGGCGAAGGCCAGCATCCGTCAGAGCAGTACCTACGTTGGTGCCGTCAACATACAGCGTTGAGCCATCACCAGCAAGATATGCTTTGTCGTAAGCAGCCGAACCTGCTGTACCGCCCTGAGCACCACGACCCAACTGGATCAGCGATGTGTCGATACGGGTAGCAAGAGCGTAGCCAGCGTCATCCGTGTAGAAACGGCGCAGCGAGGACAGAGCCTGAACTTCAGCAAAGTCTTCGATCAAACGGCTGTACTCATAGTGCTGGTTAATCGTGACAGTCTTCTCAGTGCCACTCTCAGCAATCAGAGTAACCTGCGAAGAAGCAGTCTTAACAGCAGCAGAGCCACGAGCAGGTGACGGGAAGTGCATAACATCGCCCTTCTTACCCTTCATGGACATCTTCTTGAACAGATTAGCTGCTACTAGGTTCTTCTTGTAAGCAGCGATGATTTCATCAGACCATACCTCAGGAATAAAACCTGCGGTGTTGACTGTCGATTGTACTACGTTATTGGTACCTAAAGGCATGATAAATTTCCTTTGTTAAAATTGTTAAGTTAGCGGACTCTGCCCTCTCGGTAAGCAGCCATGATTTCATTTTGCATCATGTCATACTTGTCAGGGTCCGTTTGCATGAGTTTAATAATGTCTGCACGACGGTAAATCTTCTTAGAGGGTGCTTCATCACTGCCCGAAGACACTGTGGTAGTGGCTGCTTTTACGGCTTGGCTACGGACCTCTTTCTCTGCTGATACTGTCTGCTGTGCTGCCTGTTTGCGTTCTTTCCAAATAGACAACAACTCATCACCAGCATCATAATCAAAAGAACGGTCTGCACGAACAAACAACTCTGCCCTCACTTTGGAGGCTGCAACCCAATTCTGGAATGCAGGATCGGCAACAACTTCTTGAAAGTCAGGATGCCGTGCTTTTAGTTCGTTAAACGCCTTTGCCGCTGCCATCTCAGATGAGAGTTTTTCAGCCTCTCTAATCTTTGGATGGTTTTCAATCGCCTTCTCTACCGCACGTTTAGGATCAGCGAAGAAATCAACTTCTTCGTCAGGTTCCGCTTGCAGTTGCTGTTTTGCTGTAGTTTGGGTCTTGATGAAGTCATCCACAACACGCCGTAACTCACCAACTTCACTGCCTTGTCTGCCAATTAACTTCTCGGCTTCCATGTGCATCTGAGCAATCTCTTTGGCGCTTTTACCCCGATACTTTTCGGGAACGTCCTCTTCAGCTTGCTCTTGAACAACCGGCTCTTCTGCTTTCGCTTCTGGTTCGGCTGTGCTAATGTCAGTCATTACTTCGTTAGGATCTACTTCTTCAACGCCTTCTTCAATAAAACTAGCCATCTATTGTCTCCCGTGCCTCAACAGCATTAAGAAAGAACACTTATTACGTTTGAGGGGGTTCTCTTATCCCTCCGAAATACCAACTTTACGTTCATACTTCATGTGCGACTCTCGCCGCTTCTCCCAGGCTCTGCTTGCAGAAGGAAAATCACCTGTGATGCCTTCTAAAGAGATTCTAGGAGCAGAGATAAGCCTTGTAGCGTCATTTGTACAGTGTGGGCACTGTATGACTGTTACTGACTCATCTACATACTTTTCGCTTATGTGCGCTTTGGCACAGCGGAATTCAAATATTCTTCTCGCCATTTTGCAGTTCCTCGTAGGTTTGTTGTGACAAGTCTTTTAGACCAATGATGTAGTCTAAAATATCGACCTGTCCTTTTCTAAACTCTAGGGTCACTGCATCGCAGTTGCGGATGTTCTCGTACTGGGTACGCATCTCTAATAGGTCTTCTAGGAGTTGCGACCACGCTGTGGTGGTCATCATAGAAAGCCTGTCTTCGTAATACTGCTGTAATTCTGGTAACATTGTTGTAATTCTACCACACTTTTCTTATTTTGTCAAGCACTTTTTACCGCTTTTGTCAAGTTTTTTATTTTTGACGGGCAGCAACGACCTGAAGGTTAGCAATTTCCTTCTTAGTGTCGATATCCTTCTCTTTTAGTGCCAGATTTGCTACTTTTATGCGTCTTTCAAACTCTGCGGTGGGATCATTAGAGTCTGAGAGGTACTTAGAGGCGCTAGCAGCCAGCGAAGCCTGCAATTCTGCTGGTTTCAACTGTGTATCTACTGCCTCTGCCTGTGCTTTAGTCTGGTTTAGGAGCACTTCAGACTCAAGTTTGGCGTTTTGTAGTTGTGCATTCTGCATTTGTAGCTGCTGAACCATCTGTTGAGCCTGCTGTGCCTCAGGATTGGGCTGCGACATCTGATCCATCTGTGCAACAATCTGCTCACGGTTGTTCAAACCGCTGTTTTCGATGATGGCTCTGAGCACAATTGGCACTACAGGGCTATCTGGACCCAAGGTTTTGAGTAGATTCATGAACTGCATCTGCTCATATTCACGGGCGATGATGCCTAGATTGCTAGAAGCGATGAAATTGAAGTCCTGTGCAGGGTAGTTCTCTGGATCAAACTGCATAAACCGATAAGCAGACTTCTTTACAAACGGGATCAGGAACTGCTCTTGGAAGTTAACCAAGGTTCTCTTATTCTTCTTGATGATGGCTGAGAGGCCAGCACTCATGCCAGCACCGTCTGCCGTTGTAGGCGCAGGCATAGTCGAACTATCTACCGTGCCAGTAGCCATTAGCATCATCCGCATGAACTCACCAGCGATTTGCAGGTTGCCAGGATCGGTGTTACCAAACTTAAATGGTTGGAGGATCTCGGCAGGGTTTCCGTTGGTCAGGATGGTCTTGCCTGGTCTTACCTCAAACTTGGCACCACGAGGTAACCTTGTAGCATCGATGCCCATCATCGGTACTGTGGTGAGTGCTAGGCTGTCTAAGTGGGCACGGATCTGAGCATCAATAGCCTTTTGCATATTGTAGCCCTTCTCAGCGATGCCACGACCCCAGAAGCGGTTAGGCATAGAGTCGTTCTGGAAGGCTACGATGGGACGGTCTTCCATCATGTAGGGCGACAACTCAGCCTTAAGCAGGTGCTGGTCATTGGCGATAACTACGATGCCCTCAACCAACTCTGTGTAGTCTGCTGCTTCGTTGCCAAACTCTTCTTGCTTTTTAGCAAACAGTTCAACAATCTCTTCATCGGAGCCAGACTCGATCAGGTACTTCGGCACCAAGCCATAGTAGCGAAGCAATAATACCTTGTCTTGCTGGTACTCAACATCTTCCTGTACAGGCTCAATATCACTGTCTACAGCGGCCTGACCAAGGTTCTCAACCTTATTATAGACACCAGACTCCATACCAGCCACGACAGAGTGTAGCGACACATACTCTTCTACCGCACAGCCCATAGCCTCTTCGATGCTGGTAGCGGTGGGGTCAATCAAGAAGTTCTTAGGATTGATGGCTTTGAGGCCAACAACGAACTTAGGCACTTCCTCAACACCAATAGC